GGAGGGCGGGTGAAATCTCTGGAGGTTGCCAGAACTAGACCGCGCCGGCAGGTCAGCTTACCCCTTGTCAAAATTCAAGAAGGGAGGTTTAGGAAAAATGAGCAATCGAGGGAGACCAGCAAAACCCACGAAACTCAAGGTTTTACAAGGCACTGATAGGGCAGACAGATTAAATGAAAATGAGCCAAAACCTATGGAGTACAAAAAAATTCCTAAACCGCCCTATTATCTGGATTATTATGCCAAAAAAGAATGGGAGAGGGTTGCGCCTATATTGGTTGATGTAGGTTTGCTTACAAAGGCAGATTTGTCTATGTTTCAAGATTATTGTGAGATGCACGCACATTGTATTAGGCTGAATAAAAAAATTAGAGATGAAGGTTATGATTTTGAAACTGATAAAGGTTATATGCAGAGGAAGCCAGCAACGACAATTATTAAAGATTTCATGAGTGAGAAACAAAAGCTAGCTAATATGCTAGGGCTTTCTCCATCTGCTAGAACAAATATAGAAATAGAAAAGCCTGATAAATAACAAAGACATTAATAAATTATTAAATCGAGAAGTGAATTAATATGTCGCACCCCGTGCATGACTATGCTGAATCAGTTGTTGAAGGAGAGGTCACCACCGGCCAAGCAGTTAAGTGGATATGTCAGCGCCACCTTGATGATTTGCAGCGTGATGATATTTATTTTGATGAGCAGGCAGCAAATAGAGTAATTAATTTTTATAAGTTGACTCCCCATGTAAAAGGCGAGTGGGCTGGCCGGCCTATAGAGCTTGAGGATTGGCAGAAGTTTATAGTCGGCTGTATTTTCGGTTGGAAACGCAATGATGATACCAGAAAATATCGAGAAGCCTATATTGAAGTGGCTCGGAAGAACGGTAAGACCACAATGATGGCACCGCTGGCAATATATGGACTGAAGTTTGATGAAGAGCCAGGTGCTGAGATATATTCAGCAGCTACAACTAGAGACCAGGCGAAGGAGATATTTCTGCCGGCTAAGCGTATGGCTCAGAAGTCGGATTATTTTGATGATCTTACAATTTACAAAAATAATATATCTGACATGGAAAGTTTTAGTAAGTTTGAGCCGCTGTCTTCGGACTACGATACCCTGGACGGAAAGAACCCACACTTTGGTCTAGTTGATGAGCTGCACGCTCACCCTGATAGTGGCATATGGGATGTATTGATTGACGGCACCGGCTCCAGAAGGCAGCCGCTCATGATAGCTATTACAACTGCCGGATTCAATCAAGAAAGTTTCTGTTACAAATATAGAGGTTATTGCCTGGATATTTTGAACCCGGCCAAGCCGGATTTCGAAGATGACAGGCAGTTTGCTTATATAGCTGAATTGGATGAAGAGGATGACTGGCAGGATGAAGATAACTGGATTAAAGCTAATCCTAATATTAATGTTAGTGTGAAGCAGGACAATATCAGGAGCAGAATTAACAAGGCTAAGCGGATGCCTGCCCAGCGTAACAGGATAATATGTAAGCGGCTCAATATTTGGACTAATGCTGAAAGCCGCTGGATGGATATGCAGGAATGGGACGATTCAGCCGGCGGAGACATGGCTGACTTTGAAGAGATGAAAGTGCAGCTGGAAGGGCAGGAGTGTTATGGTGCTATTGACTTATCATCCAAGATTGACCTTACAGTTTGGCTAAAATTGTTTCCTATGGAAGATCATTTAATTATTATTCCGGAGTTTTTTGTGCCGGCGGATAATATTAGAAAACGCAGCAAGGATGATGGTGTGCCATATGATGCCTGGGCGCGGGAAGGATATATTAACGCTACCGAGGGCAATGTTGTACATTATGGCGCTATTGAGCAGATGATTATAGAAGATTATGAGAAATATAATATATTGCGGATAGGCCATGACCGCTGGGGCGCAACTCAGATGGCTCAGAACCTATCTGATGCTGGTATTGAGATAGTGCCGATCGGTCAGGGATATAAAAGCATGACCGAGCCGATGAAGGAGGCAGAGAAGCTGGTACTGGAAAATAAGCTGCATCACTTTGGGCATCCGGTATTCAGGTGGAATATAGACAACACTGTGGCCAAGACTGATCCAGCCGGCAATATAAAACCAGATAAAGGCAAGTCTAAAGAGAAAATTGACGGAACTGTGGCTTTAATCATGGCTCTAGATGGATACATTAGACAGGAAGGCAAGTCTGTATATGAAGAGAGAGGACCGCTAGCATTGTAGAGGGGTGGTTTTGATGTGAGCAAAATAGACATTAACGATATTATATTTTTTCTTGGTTTGGGAGTTTCTGCAAAAGGATTATGGTTATATTCACCTGCTGTCAGCTTAACTGTGACAGGGGGTATTTTAATGCTTGCAGCATATATGAGGGCCGGAGGTGATAGTTGATGGGTTTTCTAACGAAATTAAAAGAGAATAAGCAAGCCAGCAATTTGGCAAGCCCTGCTCAGTGGCTGATAGAAATGTTCAATCCCAACAGCACTTCCGGCGTCACGGTCACAGAGGAAAAAGCGATGGAACATACAGCCGTATATGCTGCGGTGAGAATTATAGCCGAAACTATTGCATCTCTGCCGCTTCATGTTTATACCGAACAGGATGGAGAGAGAAAAAAAGCGAAAGATAATTATTTATATAAGATACTCAAGCGCAAGCCTAACAACCTGATGACATCTTTTACTTGGCGGGAGGTTATGCTTGCTCATTTACTTCTCTGGGGAAACCATTACAGTAAGTTAGACCTAAGCAATGACGGGAAGATTAAGGCTATCTGGCCGCTTATGCCAGGTCAAATGCAGGTGAAGAAAAGAGATGATCGGATATATTACAAGTATTCACCGGCAGATGCCAGCCCCCAAATGTTTGAGCAGGCTGAAATAATGCACATTCCGGGCTTAGGATTTAATGGCATAGTTGGCAAATCGGTCATTAAGATGGCAAGAGAGTCAGTTGGCTTAGGTTTGGCGGCGGAAGAGTTTGGTTCCAGGTTCTTTTCACAGGGCGCTCAGCCCGGCGGCATAGTAGAATATCCCGGAAAGCTGTCTGATGATGCCTATGACAGATACAAAAAAGATATGAGAGACCAGTATTCTGGTTTATCAAAATCTCATAAGCTGATGGTGCTGGAAGAGGGCTTGAAATATCATCAAACTGGGATACCGCCTGATGATGCTCAATTCTTAGAGACAAGAAGGTTTCAGGTGGAAGAGATAGCTAGAATATTTAGGGTGCCACCGCATATGCTGGCGGATCTGGACAGGGCAACATTCAGCAATATAGAGCAGCAGTCTATTAACTTTGTAGTTAATACTATCAGGCCCTGGCTGGTTAGGATTGAACAAGTACTAAATGATAGCCTGCTCAGCGATAGGAATAACAAAAATTATATTAAGTTTGTGGTAGAAGGGCTGCTCAGAGGTGACGCTGAAAGTCGGGCCAGTTTTTATAACCAAATGTTCAACATTGGCGCCATGTCAATTAACGAAATTAGAGATAAAGAAGAACTTAACCCGATAGATAACGGCGATCAGAGTTTCGTGCCGCTCAATATGTTGCCGTTAAGCAGTGCCGCTCAGGAGATGGTTGAGGAAGGCGAACCTGAGCCAGAACCAGAAGAGAACAGCAGAGAGTTAAGGCAGCTAATTCACAAGAGATCAGCGGCCACCCGCCGGCGGATACGGTCGAGGTATGAAAGCAAGATAAGGAGCGCCGCCGATAATGTAGTCACCAGGGAAGTTAATTTTGTCAGGGATGTTATGAATAAGGAACTTAAAAGTCAGCAGGCTTTCAGAGATAAAATAGTCGCTTTTTATGACGAATACCCGGAAGAGGTTATGGAGGAAATGCGGCCGGTGATATATTCGCTGGCTGACGCTATAGCAGAAGAAGCAGCTGCTGAAGTTGACCTTGACGATGTCGATGTGGAAGAGTTTAAGCGCGAATACTTAGAATCAATGAGCGGAACCCATGCCGGTTACAGTAGAGGTCAATTGCTGGCCTTGATGAATGATGCCGATGACATGGAAGAGGCCGCAGAGTTAATTGAGGGCAGGCTTGATGAGTGGGATGAAAAGAAGGCTGGCAAGATAGGAATGGAGCAGTCGGTGAAAGTCGAATCAGCGATAGCCAGGGAAGTCTTTGTTTTTGCTGGCATTACAAAATATATTTGGATGACAGATGGTGATCCTTGCCCGATATGCGCTGAATTGGAAGGCGCCGTTGTGGGCGTAGATGAATATTTCCTGGATGAAGATGAAACTATACAGCAGGAAGGGGGTTTTTCAGCCAGCGGGCCAAAGCTACACGCCCCGCTCCATGAAGGCTGTATGTGTACAGTAAGCCCGGCGTAACTAAGGAGGTGATCGCTTGAAGGTGGAAGCACGAAAATTTAAAGCAGATTTTGAGGTTAGACAGAAAGATGGGGGAGAAGGCGTTGACAAGATTATGGGCTATGCTGCTGTGACCAATAGCGAAGCGCCGGAAGTAATGGGTTTTGTAGAGAAAATAGAGCCAGGTGCTTTTGAGAAAGCTATTAATAGTTCCGATGTGCGGGCGCTCTTTAATCATAATCCGGATAAGATATTAGGCCGAAAGTCAGCCGGCACTTTGGAGTTAATTGAAGATGATAACGGACTATTCTATGAGATTGATCCACCCGATACTACTTATGCTCAGGATTTGATTGAGTCGTTGAGCAGGGGTGATATTGATGAGTCCAGCTTTGGGTTCACAGTAGCAAGAGAAGAGTGGGACGATTCCGGTGATATACCGGTCAGGACAATACTGGAGGTAGAAGAATTGTTTGATGTCGGACCGGTTACCAGAGGATGGTATCCCCAGACTGATAGTGGAGTTAAGTCAGCAGAGGAAGTGTTGAGAGAATTCAGATGCAAGAAGCAGGGCAAAGCCAAAGAGGAATTAGAATTATATCACTACAAAATTAAAACTTTAGAGAGGTGTAAATAATGGATAAGGTTACGGAGCTTTTACAACAGCGAGCCGAAACTATTGAAAAGATGCGGAAAATAATTGATCAGGCTGAAGAAGAGGACAGAGGTCCTAACACTGACGAAAAAAGAAAAATTGACAATATGGAAGAAACTGTTGATGACTTGGAAAGTCGCATTGAAGGAATTAAAAAAGTTAGGGAAAGAGAGAAAAAAGAGATTCTTAATGAAGGTGCAGGTGATGACAACAGGCAGAATGACACTAAGAACAGGTATGATCAGGTATTTGAAAGCTATGTCCGCAGGGGTTTTCAGTGTTTAAATAGTGAAGAAGCCAGATCTATTAAAGAAAAGCGGGCGCAGAATATCGTTAATGCTACTAAGGGTGGCTATTTGGTGCCTGAAACTTGGGCAAATACCATTATTGAAAAACTGGATGAGCAGAATGTAATGAGGCAGTTGGCTACAGTAGAAACTACTTCGCTTGAAACTAATATTCCGGTATCTACCAGCAAGCCTACATTTGGCTGGATAGATGAGGAAGGCACTTATGCCGAAACCGATGAAGATTTCGGTCAGAAATCTGTAGACGCCTGGAAGGCCGGCGGCATTATAAAAATATCGGAAGAGTTACTGTATGATAATCAGTATAATTTGCAAGGCCGAGTAAGCACTAACTTTGCTCAGGCAGCTTCTGACATTCAGGAAAAAGCCTTCATTAATGGTGATGGCGTCATGAAACCCAGAGGCATTATCTTAGACTCTGAAGAAGGCCACGAAGCTAGCAGCGGTGTATCTGGCGTAGATTTTGATGATGTTATTGAGCTGGTATATTCTGTCAAGCGGCCATATCGCAGGAATGGCGCTTTCTTGATGCACGATGATACAGCAAAGAATTTAAGAAAATTGAAATCTAATGACAATGTATATCACTGGCAGGTATCAGTACAGGCAGGCGAACCTGACAGTATATTTGGATATCCGGTTTATATTTCTGCTGATATGCCCGAATGGGAAGACAACAAAAAAGGTATACTGTTTGGTGACTTTGGTTACTACCACATATTTGATAGACAGGGACTTTTCATGCAGCGCTTAGACGAAAAGTATGCTGATACAGGTCAAGTCGGTTTCAGGGCTTATATGAGAACTGATGGCTTGCTGACATTAGCTGAAGCCGTAAAACACTTAAACTTTGGATCATAAAAATAGTTAATTAATAAGGAGTGAAAATAAATGATTAAGGATTTAGTTCACAGGTTAGAAGTTGAACACACCATAGAGCCTCGTGAGTTTACAAACTCGGAAACNGCAGACGGAGAGACTGTAGGTATAACAGGCTTCCGCCGGGTGATGTTCATTGTTTCGTTAGGCGCTATTTCTGCAGNTGGCATTACCATTACTTTTGAAGGGCAGAATATAGATGACAGCTGGGATGTGCTTGATGACGACGATCTTGTAAGCGATGATGATGTAGCTGATCTGAATGAAATAGCCGCAGGCGATGATGAAACAGAGCATACTTTTGGCCTTAAAGTCGGAAAGTATAAGGCAGTAAGGGCAAAGGTTGATGCTAACACTGCTGATGGTGCGGGTGACTTGGCAGTATTGGTAGCTAAAGCTAAAAAATATGACGAGCCTGTTTGATAGGCAGGTGAAGCTAAATGAAGATTAAATTCAGGC